TGCATCATACACCAACTTATTACGATAACGATTCATTACGTCTTTTAGATATTGTTCTGCTTTAATCTTTGGTAGATTACCAACATCAATATAAAATATACGTCTTTCTGGAGCTCTTGATATTCTGTATATAACAACAGAATCCTCAATCATTCTTAATTGATTAACAGGTTTGATTGCTTTGTGAAGATAAGATAAAACATTACCTTTATTTTGGTCTACTAAACCTGACGGACAATATGTAATACTGTCTGGTGAAATTCTAATACCTTCTGACGTTCCATAGTTTGCAAGACCTTTATCATTGTAGAGATAATATTCTTCTACTTTTTTAATTAAGTCAACACCAGTATTAGACTTAGTATCTTTTTGAATACTTCTAACTTTTCTGATTTTACGAGGATCAATATATCTAAGTTCTTGAACCCCAGCCTTTGGATTTTTCTTACTAATTACTTTATGATAAAATAGTCTACCATCAACATACCATCTACGAAATATATCATGTCCTTTTACATCAAAGTCAAGAAGTTGTAGAACAGCATCAAACTCTTCTCTTATTCTTTTTTTGATAGTATTAGGATACGGTAATCTATCTAAGACGATAGATACGGATTGGTCTTTTTCATCAGAGACAATACCCTCACTCACGATATCTTCTACCGCAGAGTCACACTCTGGTTGTTGTGATATATCACGATATCTACGAACCAAATCCTGTTCGGTTCGTTCTCTACCGTCTGTATTTAAAATCTGACCAAAGAAACCTCCACCAGCAATGTCAATCGTTCCGTCATCTGGTGTAGGGGGAGTGAACTTATCACTCCCCTTGTCATCTTTTATTTTTTCAAATCTAAAACCAAACAATTCTGCCATTATCTTATGTCTCCTAATTTGTACTACTATTTAGTAGGGTTAAATTAGAAACTCACAGCAGATGGTTCAAAGTGTTGATATCTCCAAGTAACTTCAAATGTTTCTAACTCGGTTGCCTCTGCACTTGCCAAATCAACTGCAGCTACAGTTAGTGGGTAACAAGCTCTAAAGATATAACTTTTTAGAATCGTGTCATCTCTATCTAACTGTTCAACGAATACATCAGTTTGATAATCAGCAGGAGCAGTAACACCAGTATTATTTGCATAATCATTAATACCATTTTGCCACCTTTCCATTGCATTTCTTATCATGAAATCAGTATCATTATAGAATGTGGTAGTCCAAGTCTCAGGAGCTGGTCTATCACCAGAAACATAAATGTTCCTACCTCTAAATGGAACTGCAATTTCACCTAATGTTGATGCCGGCAGTTGTGATGCAGTGCAAAGAAAAGAAGTTCTACGAACATCAAGTCCTATTGCGATACCAGATGGTGGAGTAATCGTTACTCTAAATTGATTGGCTCTTGCACCACCACCTATTAAGTTTGCTTTAAAATCGTCTATATTTGCCATGATTAACCCCCTACCTCAGAAAATGAAACCCCTGTTCTAACAGCAATAAAGTTAAGGGTTATGAAGTTAATTGATCTAGCAGGTTTGACAAAAATGTCTGCAATAAACTCATTTCGGTCTATGACTTCACCTGTGTTATTGGTTGTGTCACAAATCACAGAAAAGTCTTGTATACCTCTACGACCTTGAACATCTCTCAAGAAAGGTTCAACTAAGTTTCTAAACTGAGCTCTTGTAAATTCATCGTTGAACTCAAAGAGTTGGAACTTAGCAGCAGTTGCAATTGCCTTTTCAAGAACCAAGAATAATCTTCTAACATTGATTCTATCAAACGCACTTGGTTTACTTAGTGCAGTTTTATCACCAAAGAGTGTTACACCTTGGCCTGGAAAGTTAACCACTGGGTTAACTCTTGCACGATAAAGAACATCTCTGTTTGCTTTAGTTGGATTGTATGATAGTTTGATTGCGTTTCTAACTCTACCACGATTGTAACCAGCAGGAGAGAACCATGCATCTTGAACTAAGTCGGTGTTTGCACAAAGTCCAGCAGTATCTCCATTCAATGGTACAAATCTAAACACATCATTGTACTTATCAAACATATATTTGTATCCACTGTCAAACACAACATATGAAGATGAAGGACACAAATCAAATGCAGTTTTAACATTTTCTGTTGCAGTTATATTTGATGCAATACCTACTGTTGCAGAACGAAAAGGTGAGACAAATGCAACACAGTCTCTTCTTGTTTCTACAAGTGCAGTTAACATTGTTACATGAGTATCTTGTGATGTGTTGGTATCAGCTGCACCTCCACCTTTACCACCTAAAACTAAATTAATATCCTCTGATTCTGTATCTTCAAACTTATCATATGCAAGTTCTAATTCACCAGCTGTCACTGCGTAATCGTCAGTTCCACCTGTAAGTGAATCTATAGTAATCGTGTCAACATCTGTATATGTACTTGTTGTATCACTACCCCAATTACTACCAGCAGATATATGATCTGTCCAGTAAATAAATTCAGAAGTTCTGAAAATAACATCTGGATAGTAAATGGAATCACCTTGTGGTGATTTTGCATTTGGATTCTTTGACATACGAGCAAATGTTTCTATAACTGCTTCTGTTCGTTTTCCGTTTGATTGAAAATCTGCACCAGTAATATCACCTGTTGTATCATAAACAACAACGTGTAACTCATCGTTAGAGCCACGAGATTGGTCTGTTGCGTATTGTGATGTGCCTGGAGCACCATCAAACAAATCATAGAACTCCCATCTTCTTTTGATGTAAGAGTTATCTGGAATTATATTTTGTAGTCCAGCACCATTTGGATCATCTTTTAATTTAATTGTTAATATATTTGTGCTAGTGTTAATTGCAGTTACTTGATATTCGTTTCGGTCATCCACTGGTGTTGCAGCTGCAGAGTCAGAATAGAAAGAGATTAAATCTCCAACATTGAATGTTTCACCAGATGCATCTACGTCATCTACTTGAATTGATGTAGAACCAACTGCATCCTCTGTAACTGTTAAAACACTACTTGATGTAATTTGTTCGTATGCATCTGCTTCTGCACAAATTTGAACACCTATTGAATTACCCCATGTTCCTGCTGTTCTTGCAGCCCACTCTCCATGTGAACCTTGTCCAGTTGAAAAACTGGTAAGATAATGGTCATCATCACGAATGAGAATACCAGAGTTTGCACCAGCATTTACGATTGCTGATTCTACACGAACAACTTTAAGTGAATCTGTGTATGATAGAAAACTAGAAGCAGTAAACCAGTTTTCAAACTGATTACTTGTGTTCTGAGGTCTACCAAATACTTTTACTAATTCTTCTTCTGATGTAATATTTACAATAGAAGAAACTGGCCCCTTTTGAAAGGCCGAAGCAATCGCACCTATAGAGGTTGCAACTGCTGGTACGACATTCGTTAAATCTATTTCTTTAACTTGAACGCCAGGAGAAACTAAAAAACCCATGACTTTACTCCCTATTAGTTATCTTTTCAAATATTTATAAAAAAACACATTCCAAGACGTACTCGTTTATAACGTGAAGTTATAAATACAATCATGAAAACACATTATGAAAAATATAAAACCACCATTAAAAAAGTTGCAAGACGACATCGGTTATTAAAAGATAAATGGATAACTGATTATCTTATGAATAACTCCTGTTATGTCTGTGGTGAATCTGAACTTATATGTTTACAATTTTATCCTGACGATAGAAAGATAAGAGCATTATCTAAAAAATCTAATGATAAAAAGGATGTTATGAAGTATATAGAAAAAAACAAAATTGTATGTAGAAATTGTTTTCAAAAATTAGATTCAGATATTATTACCAATTAGAATCATATTTTCTAACAACAGGTGACCATCTTGTTCCATATTCATCTGTCATCTGTCCTACGTTCTCTTCTTCAAGTCCATCAACGATAAATCCAAATGGAGCCATGTCCTGTTCAAGTTGGTCTTGTTGTTCACGATACATCTGTTGTCGTATATCGTTATCAGTCAATTCTTTAAAATACATCTGGTCTGTTGCCCATCCAAATAAGAATGAACACGCAACCAAGTCATCTGTGCAACCATCATCAGCCTCAAACGAACTACCTTTGACGATAAACGTGGACAACTCATTAATAAGATCGTAATCCTCTATAATTATTTTGTTATCCTCGACCATTTGTTTTAGATTAGAACAACCAATCTTCTTAACTGCTTTTGTTGTTCTGACACCCAACTGAACTTTACCTCCAGAGAATCCTGTACCCATCACCTGTCCAGCACGACCTCTCATAGAAGCCATGATTAGATTCTCATACTCCATGTCATATTGTAACGCATTTGCAACTTGTTCACCTATATCATTAACTTCTACTAAAACAAAGGCCTGATTGTATGCTTTTGCAACGTGATATATTTTTTGAGGGAAAAGTAAAGGTTTGATTTCGTTATCCCTAAACTTTGCAACGATACGATACGGAACTTGTGATACATCAAACACTACATACGCAGAGTAGTCGTTTGACGTTCCTCTTGATACGTCTGCAACTAACAAATATGTTTTGTCTTTCTGTGGATTCTCATATACATCAAGTCCAGCATTAGATTTCATTGGTCTCCTATATGCGAGTGTTTTAAGTTTACTTGGATTGATAAGTGTATTGATTGAACCAAGAAACTGACACTCAAACTCTGTATTAAACTGTGCCTCTGATGTGTTCTTGATGGTTTCTTGTTTCCATTTCTCGTCACGGCCTGGAACTTCACTCCAATGCACCTCTATTGGTATGTAAGAGTTTCTCTGTTCTTCTGCATCTGTCCACAACTTGTAAAACATATTCATACCATGTGGTGTGGATACTATCATCACCTTTGTTGTTTTACCAGACGATATCGTAGGATATACAGAACTAAAGAATTGTTCTGCAACATTCGATGGAACATATGCAAACTCGTCTAAGAATATGATGTTGTACGAACCACCACGAACCGCACTTGCAGATGTTGACGATGCAAGTATCTTAGAACCGTTCTCCAACTCCAGAGAACCTTTATTCCATGACATGACACCTTGTTGTAACCATTTAGGTAGATGTTCGTATGCAAGTTGTAAACGTCCTAGAAGGTCTCTTGCAGTTGCAGCCTTGTTTGCAAGTATTGCTACATTGACCGATGGATTGAACAACACATAGTATAATAGATACGATATGATGGTTGTTGACTTACCTGACTGTCGTGGAAGTTTACATATAGTAAAACGATTAGTATGAAATGTACCAATCATTTCTTTTTGAAAGTCATACA